GGGTAATGTAAGTCCAGACAGGCTAACGCTTTACGGCTCCTATCTTGCGGCCTAATTGCAGCTCTCTCTCGTGGTAGTCGTACCCGTCCTGTAGGCCTTTAATGGCTTCTACCAGGGCTAAGAGGATCTCGTTCTGGGTGGCGTTAGGGACGTTCCCAGCACGTAGTTCTGCTAATAGGGTCTCAAAGGTCATGTAGGGATTCTCCATGGAAAGGGGCGTTACAGGGCGGGGAATAAGCGGTCAGCCACGGCACACCAATCGCGTTTCTGATACTCGATGGTACACTGGTGTGGTCTACCGTAAGGTCATTTGTGGTCTAACGTGGAGCGTTTGTATGGCGTTCAAGAAGCAGCCGGCCGGTTCCCAGCGTACTCTGATCTATAAGGTGCGGTTCAGTCCGCATGTGAAGGAGGTCATCGAGGAGAAGCTGAAGTGGATGCGGGAGTTCCCGGATGACGCGGAGATGACGATATCGGAGCTGATCAGGTTGGCGGTATGGGAGTACTGCAAGAACCCCGGCGACCCGAGGAAGCCCTAACGCTTCTTATCCCATGGGGCGTGGGCAAAGGTGTAGATGATGGCGGCTGCCTTCAGGGCAAAGATGAGATAGACAAGTTCCATTTCTTGAATCGCTCCTTGTAAGCACAGGGGTCGGGTTTGCCGTTGTTGGCTAGTAAGCTCTCGTGGATGTATTGGACGTAGCGGGTGCCGCGTGAGGTGCGGAACCGGTGGAGGTGGTACTTCTCCCGGTTTCCGGCTCCGCCCTTACCCTCTCTCATCACTTGCCAGACCGGGCCTAGGTCGGTGTCTTGGAGTCGATTGTGCCAGGGGCCGCCGACGAACCGGACTCGCATGTTTGCACCAAAGCCTTTCCGCCTGTGAGTAAGTTGACTTCTTTTAAGCCGTGCATCCACTTGATGAAGTCCTGGTGCTCGCCACACCAATCAGTTGGCTGGGAGTACGGCCAGGCCGCCTCTCCGTCCTTCTGCTTCGGCGACTGGCTGCGGCAGTATCCGCCATCCCAATAGATACAGCTCTTACAGGTTGGTCTTTCTGCGGACATACATCAGTTCTCCTTGGTCTTTGTGGCCAATGTTGGCGTGGAATAGGGAATGGGTGGGACGCAGCATCTGCTCGATGGTCAGGCGGTCCCCCTCGGAGTGGAACTCTAGGTAGATCAGCTCGATGCTAGGTAGGTCCATCCGCCCGAGGATCTGCACCTCCACTCCCTCGGCATCCACCTTCAGGACGTTGGGCTTCAGCCGCATCAGGTCCTTGGCGTCCGCCACGTTGACCGTGACTTTCTCCCCGGTCTGGTTGGGCCGATCCACAATGGAGTTGGCCACAGATCCGTACCCACTAATGCACAGATCGGTGGTGCCGCCCTTATCCGAGACTGCCATCTGGTAGATCTTGAAGTCGTAGATCTCGGCGTTCAGCTTAAGGACCGGGATGACTTCCGGGTTGGGCTCGAAGACGTGGATCTCTGCTTTGGGCCAGTTAATGCGGGCCATGGCAGCGAACTCCCCGACGTGGCCGCCAATGTCGATCACCACCTTGGGCTGCTGGTGCTGCTTGCCAAACCACTCCGGGAATGGGTAGCTCTTGCCCGTAATGATGTTCTTGGCACAGTCCATGCTGAGGTAGTCGTCCAGGATGAACAGGTTGTGCTTCTTGTCATCGACCTCAAACGTGATTGTTTTCATTGACTAGGCCTCGGGCCATGAGGGAGCGGTACTCGTAAATAAAGTCGGGGAACTTCAGTGTATTGACGTCAGGCCTCCCGGCAGCCACCCAGGCACGCCAGAAGTGGTACAGCTCGTCCAGGCTCTTCGGGTCCTTCTTCCACCCCGCCCCGAGCCCTGCCTTGGTTAGCTGGCCCGCAATGACCGGGTACTTCACCCGCTCACTGGGGTTGTCGCTGTGCCGGTACTTCCCAATGACTTCGGCGGCGGGGATGGCCCAGCTCTTGAGGATCAGACGGATCTCTCCATGACTCTCGATGGCCTCACAGAAGAAAGGCGTCCGCCCGCCCGCGAGCCGCGTTATTGCCCGTGCCCGCGTCCGCACGCTGTCCGTGACCTTCCGCCGATAGTCCCGATTGTATTGATGGATCATCCGCATATTACCGAGGAGGATCTGGCCCGAGGGGCTGCTGCAATCTACTGCTGCACCATAGAAGTCCAACACGTGTAGGTGCTGCTCCCGCTCCTGGAACCGGTTCATCACCGTCACCAGGTCCTCCTCCTTCATGAACGCATCTGTCAGGGAATTCACAATCAGATAGTCCCCTGGCTGCATAATGTTCTTCAGTAGGTCCCCGCCTACCTCCCGGTCCAAGATCGAACGCCGTGCCGCTTTCAGGGACAGGGCCTCCCGAAACCGCTTCACCTCTTTGGCTTCTTTTACGGGGTGCTTATTAAAGCGGAGCATCGTCAGGTAGCTCTTGGCCCGTAGCTCCATATCCCGGAAGCACAGACTGTGCGGGGTCCGCATCGTATAGACGTACACCGAGGGAACGTATCCCACCTTGGGCTTAAACCGAGCCTTAGTCATAGGTTTTTGACCCACCGAACCTTGGGTCCTTCTGGTCGTTTGATTGAAAGCCTTGGGCGGGATGGGCACGACCAGGTTTCCCTGGCCGGAAGGATTTCATCAACCTGGAAACCCACCGCCTTAAGACTGGAGCCCGACTCTTCTTGGAGAGTGTAGGTGTAGGCCTTGGTGTATCCCAGTGATTGGCAGGCCCGCAATATGGCCCCATACAGGATGCTGTTGCCGTTGCGTTCTTCGAGCACGCAGACCCTGGTTATCTCAATGTTGGTCCCGATCTTATCCAACTCACGGGCCACGCATCGACCGGCTATCGCCACGCCACAAAGCTCCCACCCTTCTTCCCAAGTGGGCCCACCAGCACAGCCGATGTCGATCTTATTGTGGTAGAACCGCTCGATCCCTACCCCAAACTTCCACCCAACGGGCGATTGGTTATGGCGATGGTGCGAATCAACAAACTCCTTGGCACGCTTAAGCGTCACCGGGGTCAGCCTGACCTTCATTAAGTGCTCCTATCACCCACCCATTTGAGGGGAATTCGGCCTACACAGGCCGATTTGTATTAAAGGGCCACCAGATATCCGCCTGATGGCACGCGGTCACAAAGGCTAGCGATTGCCGGCGATACACGCCTCCTCCGGCAGGGCTCACTGCTGCATTCAACTGTAGTAAGTGAAGTACTTGCCGCACTTGAATCTTTCAGGAAACACGTTGGCTGCCATATAGCCGTAGTAGGTTCGCATATCCACCTCAACCCACCTGCCATTTACCTCAAACCAGTAATGAACCGGACCTTTGCCCGGTTCTGTCATCGTGGCCTGGCCAACATCTGCGTAATTCAGGAGTTTGTCTCCCCAGACTTTCTCGGGCTGGCTGGACCCGGCCTGGGAGTAGCCGATCAAACCGGCCACCGCTCCGATCATCTCCCGACGGTTCATGGCTATCTCCTTAAGACAGGTTTCGCAACTTGTACTGGTACTTATAGATCGCCCCGTCAATCTCTTGGGCGATGTTCTGGAGCCACGGCTCGCCAGGGATGGACCGCAACTCCTTACAGATCCCGTCTAGTTCCTTAAGAACCGTGGGGATACTGGGCTCATCCATAGTCAGGCCGTCTCCCATTGAAGACTCGGCCAGCTTGTCGGCCGCATCGTGGAGGTACTCATAGAGTTCTCCGAGAGCGACGTGCTGGGCGTAGGACTTGGTACCTAGGTGCCAGAGATGGGCCCGAGCGGCGGTCTTCAGTAGGGACTGAACGACGGACTTTACTTTGGACTGGGTGCCTTGGTCCATGGGAACTTCTCTTCCTTGAGGTTGAAGTAGTCGTTGACCCGGATGCGGGCCTGACGGAACCCACGCAGGTTGGCGTAGGTCGTTCCATCGGGAGCCATTGTAATGCCCCTGACGTCCGATGACTTGAAGGTGTACTGCGTGTCGTTGGCGACCCCGTTGTTCGGGTTGTAGCAGAACGCCGTGATCTCATCTTTCTTCATTCATCACTCCTTGTGTAGTTTGACAGGTCTCTGTATCAGTGGTACTAATAGCTCAACCCCCTATATCTCCAGGAACGGAATCCTATGCCTGAGCTCGAAGACATCTTTGGTGGCGTCCCTACTCCGGAAGCGGAACCGGAATCTCCCGTGGCTGAGGCCACACCTGAAGCAGCCCCAGAACAAGCTGCTCCCGAGCAACACTCCTCATTCTCTGGTAGCGGGCTGTATGCCCGAGCCCAAGCAGCCGGACTCCCACTCGATGGGATCGAGGACGAGAGCTCCTTTGCGGAAGCCCTCCTCGACCGGTACATGCAAGACCGGGCCTACGCTGACCTTGGCCGCTCATCGCTTGTAAGTGGCACAAAGGATGGCGGTGCCAATCGTGGCAATCGTAGCTCCGATGATGTAGCCAGCGAGGAGGCCAGTGACGAATTCGATCCCGACTCCCATTTCAACTCCTTGTGGCAAGCACCACAGATTAACGAACAAGCGAAGTTCCTGATCAATCAGGGCATTGTAGAACTGGGTGACAACGGCCTCTATCAGGCCAAGCCCGGCTTCGAAGCCATGGCCCTGCCGGTTCTCAACGATCTGAACCAGGCCCACGTTGCCCAACGCGAACAGATGCAGAAGCTGTTCGAAGGGAACTTCTACCAGAACATCTACAAGGGCATCAGCCCCGTCTTGGAGCGGCAGTTCCAGCGAATGCTGGAAGAGAAGATCCAGAGTCAGTTCCAATCCTACGAACAACAGACCCAGGCCCAGTCCTTCGAGTAGAAGTTCTCGGACGAGCACAAAGCTTGGCTCTATCAACCCGATGGCCGACTGACGGCTGACGGCGAGAAGTTTCGGCAGACTGTTGCGGAACTCCGCCAACAGGGTATAAACGACCCCCAGAAGCTAGCGGCTTACGCCTTGAAGTTATCAGGCGTGAACACGCAGCCTACCAGTCCAACACCGGTTGTTACGCCAACCGATGCAGGTCGTGCGAGGGATGAGCATGGAAAGTTCATCAAGGGCACGGACGCCCCTCCCTCTGCGGCCCCCAAATCAAAACAAGAGTCCTTCATTGATGAGATGCGGCGGAAGGCCAGCCCCTCAGCCAATCAAGGCAGCTACACCGACGACGGGAGTGGCTTCGTCCCCAGCAATGAGGGCGAGTTAGAGAACATGTTTACCAACGCTTTCCGCAAGCATAAGACCGGTGCGGCAGCGTAGGTGTATGGATACACCCAGTGAATAGGCATCACGCCCTTCTAGCGTCAGAGATTTGCTGACCTGGCGGCCTGCCCTGTGACTGGCTTTTAGCAAGGAAGCTAAAGATGTCTGACGAATGGATTGGCGTAATCAATACCACGAAGCCCGCCTACATGAAGGGTGCTTCGGATATGACGATCCGCCGTCGTCTCTTCTTGGCGATGCTCAAGAAGAAGGGCCGGATCACCTACAACAACAGCGGCTATGAATTCCGCTGGCAGATCGAATTCTCGCAGCCCACCATGCACCAGCACGGCGATGGCTCGATGATCGACTTCTCGAACCACCAAGCCTTCCAACAGGCGGTGCTCCCTGTTTCGGGTTATCAAGTCTCGGACTCGATCACCATGAAGCAGAAGGCGATGAATAGCGGTGAGGAAGCCCTCATCAATCTGTTCAAGACCAAGCAAGGCCGCATCATGAAGAAGCTCCAGAACGGTCTGGCTTCGGAAGTGTACAAGGCGGGTGGCACCGCTGGCCGTGAGAACGCCATCTATGGTTTGGAAACCTGCCTCACGGAGCGAACGGCTCCTGCTGCTGGTGACCGCATCGCTGAACCGAGCACGACCTATGCGGGTCTCTCGACGGCTCTCGCCAATCAAGGCGGAACGTGGAGTGCCAACCTCACGACTTCCCCCAATGCCACGCTGGCCAACGACTGGCCGGATGGACAGGGCGATGTGGAATACGATTACTTCTCACCGAAACTGGTGAACTGGTCCAGCACGGGCTGGGGCACCGGCTCCACCACGTTCGAGGACAACTGCTGGCGTGTGATCGGTCAGACCATCACCTGGCTCACCATCCAAGGTGGCGACGATGGAATGCCCGAGATCTGCTCCCTGGCTCCCAACCTGTTCCAGGCCTACAAGAACCACGAAGAGGCCATCCGCCGAATCTCGGTTCCCGCCAAGACGGCCAATGACCTGGGCTTCGCCGGCAACGTGTTGAACCAAGACGGTTGCACGATCAGTGCGGACTTCGATTGCCCGGCCAACACCGGCTACATGGTCAACACCAGCACCGTGGAGATCGCCTCCTGGATGCCGGAACTGTTCTGGATGCGTGGACCCACCGAAGATCCTCGGGCTGGCTTTGCCGCTCTGTGGGCCTCGGGATTCTACGGCCAGTGCAGTTTAAGTCCTAAGTTTTTGGCCAAACTCAAAAATTATGCTTGACACGATATCCTCTTGCTGGCTAACGACTTGTGGAATACACTTGTCGCAACCTCAGGAGGTTTTATGGGTACAAGCAGTAGTGAATTATCGTATGTGCCTAACGGCAAAAAAGCCGGTAGGCCAAAGAAGCTGGTGATCGACGGAAAGCAAGAGTGCTCTAGCTGTCATCTGTGGGTCCCACTGGAGAACTTTTATCCAGCCAGGCACACAGCAAATGGCAGAGAAACTAGATGCAACTCATGCAACACGAAGAGAACCAGAACTTACAAAACTGAAAACACGGATGCTTATCTTCGATGTCTTTGGCGGGCCCATAAAGCCACGTCTGGCCAGCGAAGAAACACCGTGAGGCGGAGGTTGATGGCTGCGGAATCAGAGGTGACACACGAGCTGCTCATGCGTAGGTGGAGAGAGCAGGACGGTAAGTGTGCAATAACCGGGATTCCGATGACACACATCCAAGGCCAAGGGAAGGGCGTTTACACGAACGTGACAATCGACCGCATAGACAATGCGATTGGTTACACGGAGTCCAATGTGCGGCTGGTTTGTAAGGCAGCTAATTGGATGAAGAGTGTGATGTCCGATGAAGAAATGATGGTGTGGGCCTCACGGATATTAAACGGCCCGTTGGTTAAGAACCCCATTCAATCAGGACTTTGACTCAGAGCCGGTAAAGGGCAAAAACCCACTGCCGGGCGAGGAACTTAAATATGGCCGCTGACAATGTTGTTTCCCTTCCCCAACGTGGGAAGACTTACCTGACCGGCCCTAACCGGACGGCAGACACGAGCTCGACGACCAGCACGGCGATCCGTGGCATTCGCAAGGCCTTCAAGGATCTGGATTATTCCAGCACCCTGACTGGCAACACGACTGTCCTCGGCCCCCGCTCGGGTGGCAACGTCGAGTGCATCCTGGTTCGCAACTCCAGTGCAATCTCCCTGCTTCCGGGCCGGGCGTGCGTGTGGAAGACGAATATGGAAGGTAAAGAAGTGGATGGCTACGTGTCGCTCGATTCCGGCGTAGTTGCTGGCATCGTCGATGAGTTCCTGCCGTCCACGGGCGTGGCCACTAACGACTACTTCTGGTTGGTCGTGAAGGGTCCGTGCTTGGTGAAGAAGTCGCTCGATGCTAATGCCTTGGTGAAGGATGACTATGTGATCGCCATTACGGCGGCCACGAGCCAAGCCACCACGGCGGGCCGCATCACGTCGATCATCTCGACGAGCAATGCGACCTACTGCATGAGTGCGGCTTTGAACCGGCTGGGCGTGGCGATGAGCACGACTGCCACCACGGCAGCGAACGTACTCGTCTACCTCGACCTTCCTTGGTAATCAGCTAATAACTGGGAGCGTTTTACGGAGACGCAACCAGAGCAAGAAACCCGCTGTTTTCTCCTGAGCAGCGGGTGAGATGGGAAACCATCTGGGGTTCGGCCCCCTCGGTGCTCCGTACACCGAGGGGGCTTTTATTTTGAGGAAACAATGAAAAGCACGGTACGGATCGCAGTTGCCATCTATGCGTACGGTGGTAACGGCGGAGTGTCTTCGGTCATCCCTGAACTCATGGTCTGGTGGGGTAAGGCCTACAACCGACTGCTCAATGACCCACGGGTCGAGACGGTGGTAGTGGGAATCTACTCGGATACCCCGGTGTATATGACCAGGAATCTGGCCGTACGTGAGGCCAAGGAAGCCGGCTGCGATATGCTGCTGATGCTGGACTCGGACAACGAGCCAGATGCCTACTACGGCAAGGACCCCTCTGCCAAGCTGTTCTTGGACGAGGCCTTCACCTTCGCCTTTGACCGGCTGAAGCAGGGCATCCCGACTGTCATTGCGGCTCCCTACTGCGGTCCTCCCCCGCACCCGATCAACCGTCCTGGCATCAGTGATGGTGGTGAGGTGCCGTATCTCTTCCAGTGGACCAACGTAGAGACGAACGGCCTGGACTCGGGCTGGAAGCAAGAGATGCTGACTCGCCGTGAGGCTGAGAAGCTGGCTGGCATTCACCCGATGTCGTCGCTGCCTACGGGTTGCTGCCTATTCACCACGAACATCTTCGATGGCCCCCCTAAGCCGTTCTTCGACTACGAGCACGACAAGGACAAGTGTGAGAAGCGGGGAACAGAAGACTGCTTCGCCACCCGCAACCTGAGCGTGTACTGGAAGATCAAGAAGGGTTACGACGTCTGCTTCGCTGCTTGCAACTCCTGGGCTCTGCACAACAAGCCAAAGCGGGTTGGTAAGCCCCGGGTGGCTACTCTGGAGATTGTGGCCGAAGAGATGCGAGAGGCCCTGAACTGCAACACGTCAATCCAAGACGAGAAGCGAATTGTGGACTACACCAGCAATCTACCTGACCATATCGGTCGGCGGGGCCAGACCCTGCGTCACGATCAGAATGAGGTCTATCTCTCCCCGGAAGATCTGGAAGAAGCTCGCGTCCTCATGGAACGAGAAAAGGAAACCGGCAGTCAGTATGCCGACGTCAAGCTCGACAACGAGCCGATAGTGACTAATGGCACTCCGCCCTTGGTGAATACCCACGCCGAGATGGCTGGTGTTGAGAACTCAGTGGCTATCGCCCTAGAGAAGCAGAACGGCCACGCCCTCAAGCACCGTATTGTCGGTGGCTATAAGGTAGCTGCTATCCCTACCGAAATCAGCAACGAGTCCATCGACAACATCGCCGCCCTCACGAACTGGCTGGTTGAGAAGAACGATGGGCCCATTGAAGTGGCCGTAGCTCACGCCGGCTCCGGTCAATCGGCTGCCGCCATCCTGGAAGGACTCCCGGAAGGATCGCACCTGTACGCCCTCGACTCTACGCTGACCTACCAGTTCAGCACCGAGCCGGCCGAGCAGTTTGCGAAGAGCTTTCAGCACGAGCTAGAATCAGGACGGGTAATGGCCGACCTGTCTGGCAGAAAGTTCCCTTATCCTGAAGACCAGCATCACCTGGACTTGGTGTTTATCGAGCGGTCTCTGACGGAAGAGAAGCTGGAGACCTGGTTCAAGCACATCACGGAAGGCGGCTTGCTGGCGGGACTGGGGTATGAGACTCCTAAGCTCCGTCGGATGGTCGATGAGTTCGCTGAGAACAACGGTTACAAACTCAGAGCATCTGGAGATGTATGGGCGATTCCCAAGTAAACCCAGAAGAGAAGCAGCTCTTTTGTCCGCAGTGCAAGACCTGGCTCCCGGCTAGTTGCTACAACAGCCTGCCGTTAGACCTGCGGTGCAATAAGTGCCTGCCCCTCGAAGCGTCGATGGCCATCTACGACCAGAAGGTGGCGATGGCTGGCCAGAAGGTAGCCCAAGTCATTGCTAAGTACGGCAACGGCAAGACGCTAGAGCCGTTGGCTCAGATCGTGGATGGGTTCTACGACGAGTACGGGGGAGTGGAGCCGCTCTGCAAGGATCTCTCTCAGTGGGTGAAGGACCTCGCCGCTACCGGCAAGAAGTCCCAGGCCCTCTCATTCGTGGCTAAGCTCATGAGTATCCACGCTAAGGTGGAGAGCACTCAGGTGGAGCAGGACTGGAACAACCTCACGAAGGCGGAGATCGAGGCCCGACTCACCCTGAAGATGGCAGCCATCATGGCGAAGATGGAAACACCAGACGCCAAGAAGGAAGCTATCCGCACCATCACGGGCTCGGCCCAGAACTTAGAGTAATGGCCAACCTTAAGCACCAACTCGCTGATATCCAAAAGGGCATCCATGCCCTGGAACAGTACGAGAAGCATCCACTGGAGGTCTACCGTCCTACTGAGTTCCAGCTCCCCGTACACGAATCTCCGGCGTCTGAAGTCCTCACAATTGGTGGGAAGCGGTCAGGAAAAACGTTGAGTGTGGTTTTAGAGCTGGGAAGCCGCATTCTTGGCATCCCTATTACCCGTCAAGACGGAACTAAGATCCCGCTCCGCTTCCGTGCCCCATCTAAACGCAACCCTGGTCTGTATTGGGTGATTGGGTATGACGTCAATCACATTGGCCAAACCCTCTATCACCGCCTATTCTCTCCTGGCCTCGGGGACGGTGCCAACTTCCGGATCATCCAGGACCTCCAGACTCACAAGTGGCGGGCCTATAACCCGAACTATGACCGGGAGCGATACAACGACAGTGAGCTATCACCGCCTCTCTTTGGGGAGCACATGATCGAGCCCGGCTCCTGGCACATGGAGAGTGCGGCGGGCCACGTCTTCCGGTCAGTCCGTCTCAAGAATGGGGTGACGATTTGTGCCTATCCGAGTACCGGCGACGCCCCGAAGAAGGGTGATGCGGTAGACGGGATCTGGATAGACGAAGACATTGAGAAGAGCTCGTTCTTAAAGGAATGGCAGGACCGTCTCGCGACAACGTGCGGCTGGTTCCTGTGGTCCGTGTGGCCCCAGGTAGCGAACGAGGCCCTGATCAAGACGCTCGACCGGGCGGAGCGGGAGAAGGACAACCCCGAGAAGCCTATCGAAGTCTTCCGGCTCATTGGCTCCGACAATCCCTACTCCGACCGTAAGGGTATCCAGCAGATGCTGGCCCGTATGGACGATGACGATGACGAGGCCCACCGTAACCAGGGCGATATCAGTTCGTTCATCAGCGGCCGGCAGATGTACAACTTCGGGGCAGCGATCCACGAGGTCCGGCCTAAGCAAGTCGAGAAGCCAGAGAATCCGCACCAGACGCTCTGCAACATGCTGACCAATGACCCGACCCGGTTCCCCCCGCACTGGACCCGGTACCTAGTCATCGACCCCAGCCATACCCGGACAGCCTGCCTGATTGGGGTGGTGCCGCCTCCCGAGGAGCTCGACCTAGGGAACCGCCTGATCATTGAAGAAGAGATCATCGTCCGGAAGTACACCCCCGCCATGCTGGCTGATGCCGTCAAGGATCGGGTAGGTGGGTTCCGCTTCGAAGCCTTCATCATGGATCAGATGATCGGCCGGCAGACTACCGTAGCCTCGGACGTCACCGTCTTCGCAGCCTACGAGCGAGAGTTTAGGACTAGGGGGCTCATTAGCAGAACCACGAATAGTGGGTTCATGCGGGGCTGTAACGATAAGGCCCTGCGACGGAGAACGGTTCGGGATCTCATGGAGCCAACCGAGAATGGCTGGCCCCGGCTGATGTTCTCCTACCGCTGCCCGTCCACCATGAAAGAGATCCGGGCCTTCCGGAAGGCAGTGGTGAAGGACCCGGAAGGGAATCCGGTGCCCACGGATGACGGTCAGGCTGAGCGGCTGTACGACTGCGTAATGGCTGTTGAGTACCTGAGCGAGTATATTTATGGTCGGTTCCGTGACGGGATAGCTTATATTCCACCGGATAGCTATCGCAGTACGGGGAGCCTGGCCTACCACGCTGCCAAGCAGCTTAAGGCTGAGCTAGAGAAAGAGACCGACGGTTACGTGAACATGGGGCCGGGACAGTCAGTATGAGTGCAATCTGGCTAGAAGAAGACTTTCAGTTTTTAACACCCTTCATCATTTACGCCATGAGTGAAGGATACGAGGTTTCAGGAAAGGAATCCGATGAGCAGCGAAGTGTGGAACCAGTTAGCGGAACAGCGACAGAGGCTCCAGCCGACCCCGAAAGTCAGTGATGGCGTTATCTACCACGCCTATGGGGACAAGCGGAACGCCGCTCCCGCTATCGTATCGGAGGTAGAAGGACCTGGCCGCATTAAGGTCACTGTCTACCCGTTCAATGGGATGCTCCAGCACAAGGCGGGCTGTCACCACACTACCCACTGGATTCACGACAAGCCCAACGAGACCACCAAGAACAGCGGTTCGTGGAGCTTTCCCCGTGAGGCCCCGGCTGATGCCTATGAAGTGCATGAAGCGGAGTTGGCTAAACGGGAGAACGCCCTGATCGAAGCCGAACAGAAGGCGAAGGATGCCGCTAAGGCCTTTGCTAAGAAGGCGGAAGAGCGAGCCATCCTCATCGAGGAGAAACTAGGCAAGGCCAAGAAGAAGGCCACTGTTGAAGTCTAGGTCAAAACGGCCTACGCAGGCCGAATGTACTTCTTTTAGGGGGTGAGCAAGGATGCTCGATCTAGGCGATATCGAAGACACGGACTACCAATTCCTACGTCCGTTGTGCTCGGGCTGGCTTTCTAAGATCGAGATGGCCCTGACGTCTCAGCCCCGCAAGAAGTGGAAGGAGGTGGCCGACGAGTGCATGATGTTCTACTCGAAGTCGGCTGCCGCCATGTGGGACCCGCTCTACTCCAAGAAGTTCTGGAGGGGCGTGAAGGCTCCCCGGTTCCGAGTCACCATCAACAAGGCTTTTGAGTTCGTGGCTGTCTTTGGCCCGAACCTCTTGTGGGATGTCCCGCATCGGACAGTCACCCCGAAGAAGATCTTAGAGCTTCCTCAGGACGCCTTCCCAGATCCCCAGATGTATCAGGTTGTCATGCAGATGGCAGCCCAAGAGGCATCGAAGGACAAGGTAGTGGCTCAGCTCCTGACGGGGTGGCTGAATTACACGCCTCGGGAAATGCCTGGCAATGGACTCGAAGGTCATAACGAACTGGCTGTTCTCGACGCTATGCTCACTGGCATGGGCTGTATGTGGCCGGCCCCCTACTCGATGCCCGGCTCTGAGAGAACGCTCACTGGTTGCTTCCGGAAGCCGCCTGGTGACCTGATCATCGACCCTGATTTCAAGACCATGCAGGAAGCCAAGTGGATTGCTCTCCGCCACACGGAGGCCCACTGGCAAGTCGAGCGGCGGTTCAAGCTGCCACCCGGCTCCCTAAAGAACAAGGCCACCCTAGAGTCCTCGTGGCACTATGCGGAGTTGGCTAGTAGCTCAGGGGACGGTGGTGCCGACCGGAAGGCCGGTAAGACCAGTGACCTGATCGTGTGGTATGAGGTCTGGAGTAAGCTCGGCACCGGGGCCCGTATGACCGGGATGCCCAGCATTATCAAGAATCAACTAGAGGAGACCGTCGGTGACTATGCATATCTGGCGATCTGCCCAGACTGCCCTTACCCACTCAACTGCCCAGCAGACAAGATCCGCAATGGAGCGACGTCGGAGGAAGTGCGGCAGTCCTTCGAGTGGCCGGTCCCGCTCTGGACCGATGACCGCTGGCCCGTTGAAGTCCTTCGTTTCTACGACGATCCGGAAAGTGCCTACCCCATAGCCCCCTTGGCCCCCGCCTTGGGTGAGCTGAAGGCCATGAACGCCATCGTCTCATGGCTGGTGAACCGTACCTGGCAGTCTAGCCGCCAGATGTACGCGGTCCTGGGTCAGTACTATGACGACATCAAGAAGGTCCTCGATGACGGGGCCGACTTGGATGTATTCGCCCTGCCTCCCGGCTCGGTGGATGACGTCAAGAAGATGATCCAAATCATTGAGAACAAAGAGGTCAACCGAGACTCCTGGCAGGTTCTGGATATCCTGAGTAACAACTTCGATAAAAGGATGGGGATGACCCCTTTCGTCTATGGCCAAAACGAAGACGGCACCCAAGACCGCACAGCGTCAACGACGGAAGCTAGAAAATCGGCTGTTAGTGCTCGCCCAGAATATATGCAAAAGAAGGTTGTGGGCTGGCAAAGCCGAGTTGCTGGTGTTGAGGCCATGCTCACCTGGCTGTTTGTAAAGGCTCCCGACGTTGTGCCGCTCCTAGGTCAGGCCGGTGCCATGCTCTGGAAGGAGCACATCGAGAACGCCGATGCCGAGAGCGTGATGCGGCAGATGCACTATGAGGTGGCCGCCAGCTCTGTCCGCCGTCCGAACCGAGACCGAGACATTGCGGATCTCAACGAACTCATGGGTCGATTCCTGCCCGAGGCCAGCAAGCGTGCTGAGCTGACGGGTGACTGGGAGCCGATCAACGGTCTCCTCAAGAAGTATGGGGAGCTGCATGATATGGACTTGGATGGTCTCTTCTTCCAGCCTAAGGACGAGAACAGCCCGGAAGCACAGCTTCAAACGCAGATGCAGCAGGCGGAACTTCAGAAGGTGCAAGCGGAGGCCGTCAAACTCCAATCCGAGGCCCAAGCTAATCCCGCTGCCCTAAAGCAGCAGGAGCTCCAGATGAAGGGAGCCATGGACCAACAGAAGATGCAGATGGACCAGCAACAGAGCCAGCAGGAAATGGCGATGGAGCTGAAGAAGATGGAGGCTGAACTCCAGATGAAAATGGTGGAGATGCAGCTCAAGATCCAAGAGAAGAAGATGGAAATGCAGATGGCTCAGCAGGAGCATCAGCAGAACATCCAGATGCAGCAAGAGCAGGGTCAGGTGGATATGGCTGTGAAGACTGCTGAGGGTGCCCAGAAGATCCAGATGGGTCAGCAGCAAATGGCGATGCAGCGGGAGCAGGGTGCCACTCAGGTGGCTGTTGCCAAGGCCCAGGCTAAGACTAAGATCGACACCACCAAAGAGCAGTCGAAGGCTAAGGTAGATACGGCTAAGAAGATGGCTGCTACGAAACCCAAACCAGGAAAAGCCGCATGAAACGGATAGATGTCTGGCTCAAAGACAACGAAGACTGGCGACCCTATGTGGACTTGGTGGTGTACCCGCCAATGCCCGAGGAGATCCTCAAGGAGTTCCCCAATGTCAGCTCGGATGTTCTGGCACGCTGCGGGGAGCTAGTCGTGGAGTGCGGTGGCCACGTCACGAGAGGGGCGATCTATGTGCGAATCCGCAGGGAGGATAAGAAGTGTGGTGATAGATGGGCGACGATGTTATGTCTTCAAGCCCCTCCCGGACTCCAAACCACCGACACCTTCTGGGCCGGAAGAAAGCCCTGGCACGAAGTCTTCGGAGACCCCAGTAGCAAAAAGAACAACACCTACATCAACAACGTCAAGCAGCAGCTCGCCAAGCGAGGGGTGAACCTGAAACCCAATGACGAGTACATGCCCGAGCTGGCCCGGTTCGTAGGGGACCCCGAGGCGGTAGTGCCATTTGGTGGTGCCCGGAGTTATATCAAGAATCTCTGTGAGAAGCGGGGCTGGGCCTGCGATGGGGCGGTCAGTACCAACCACCGAGAGCCTGAACGGGATGAATTAGCTGACGAGAACTGCACCCCCATGGGAGCGGATCTGGTTAGGCGTAAGGCCGTGGATATGGTACGATCCAATCCGGAGCTGAAGTCTAAGTCAAAGTCAGAGCTACGAGCTATGGTTTTGGCGAAGCACGGTCCCAGCAAGACAAAGCCAGCCAAGGTTAAGTCGCCTGTTTAAGCGGCTTGGGCTGCTGTCACCACCGGAAAGGATTCCGACCCATGTCGTTCTCTCGTAATTTCACCAGCCACCTCGCTAAAGGTCTTGCTAATCAAGGGGCCGCGACCGAGTTCCTCAACATCTACAACGTGGCTACTCTCGGAACTGCCGAGGCGTCGAAAGCCGTGACCCTGAACGCTAGTAAGTTCATGACCGGTGTAGTTGGCCGAACTGGCGTGGCGGTGACCGCCGAACACGGTGCCGGTGCGATTGGTACGGGCGTGGCCCCAGCCACGTACCGCTACACCGAGAACGGTATTATCATCACTGAGATTAAAGTCGATCTCCAAGGCTTGGCGAGCGTGGCTACCGCCAATGACGTCATTGGCCTGTCGGCGGGCGGCAATGCCTACATTGGTCGCAACGTGGTTGCTACGAACGGTGTGATCTTCAAGATCGAGCAGATCTGCGTAGAGACCCCGACCGGTGGTGACAATGACGTGAACATCGTGGTCAATTCGTCGGGGTCACTGGCCTATGACGGTGCCGGTGGCACGACTTACGGTGTTAACAATGGCGATGCGGTAGCAGGTGTTGTGGTCCAGAATTTGGTCCAAAGCCTTACCGCTGATCACTACTTCTACCTCACCGCAGGCACGGGTGACACGGCTGCGGCTTACACGGCTGGCCAGTTCATCTTCCGCCTGCATGGTCACCCCGTCCTGACCTAATAATGGAGTCGCTCTAAGGAAGGAGCCTCCATGAGCCTAACTAGCAATACCCCATACCTAACCGTATGGGACGCCATCGACTACACCCTCGATCAAGTTGTGGCCGGGGACTATTCACCCCGGAGCCGCAGGTTGGCGTGGGATGCTGTCTTGGAGGCGTATTCGGAGATCCCGGTACGCCGAAGCTGGCGGTACTACTACCGCACGTTCTCGTTTGCCACGGTAGCCAGCCAGACATCGGGGACGATTGCCTACACGTCGTCGTCTCGTACGCTCACGCTGACTAGCTCGACGTGGCCATCGGATGTGACGAAGTACGCCCTATACATTGCCGGTGCCCGGTACAGCATTGAAAGCCGGACCTCTAGCACCGTCGTGATTCTCAGGGATGGTGACTGCCCAACGGCTGATATCGCCTCCGGTACCAGCTACACCATCACCCGCGACACGTACGAGCTTCCCGATACCATCCGGGAGGTTCTGTACGTGCATGACCTCAACGCTCCTGGGCGGCTCCTGCAATGCGTGGAGCCCTCGGATATCCTCCATGAGCAGCGGATCATGCGGAACACGGCCCAGCCTCTGATGTATGCGGCCTACCGCAGTGACCTGTATGCGGGTGCTATGGCTATCCACTTTGCCCCGTCTCCTAGCTCGGCCCGCACTTACCAGTACCATGCCCTCTGCTGGCCCCTGCCATTGAAGGTGCTGGAGTACTCGGTGGGAACGGTGGCTACGACCTCAGGGTCTGCGACCGTCACGGGCACCAGTACGAGCTTCACCTCGGATATGGTGGGAGCCGTGATGCGGTTCACGAAGACCGGGGATACGTCCATCCCGACCTCACTCCAAGGGGAGATCGACAAGAACCGAGTGAATCCTTACACCATGCAGCGGGTGATTCGGAGTGTGGAATCTACGACGTCTCTGACCTTAGAGCAGGACGCGGATACCACGCTATCTGGCTCGGGCTACCGTATCAGCTCTCGGATCGACATTGAGCCGGGTGCCATGCGGAGTGCCTTTCTGCGGTGCTGTGAGGCGAAGTTCGCTTCCCAAGACCGGAAGGGCCAGGAGCAGAGAGAGGCTCGTTATGAACGGGCTCTGATCTTTGCTATGGCTGCTGATCAACGCTCGGAAGACCGTGGTGGTCGGGCCTACCAACCGAACAACCTGGCAGGTATCGCCGCCAGTGCGGACCTGACCACCGGAGGGACGCAGCCCTAATGGCTAGCTACATCTCCCATAAAGGTCAGATCATGGTGGCCATCGAAGCCATCGTGAAGGACCTTCAGCCGGAAGGGCTGGTGGACTCGGAGGTAGCGATCCGTGAGGACTGGCTGTCTCCGACGGGAGATCCGTATCGTGGGGCCTCCATTATCGACATGGGAGAGCAGTACGACGACGGCACCGTAGGGACCTCAGACATTGGTTACATTGTGGGAATCGTGCTGGCGAAGATGCGGTCCTATGACTCGATCCTGTCAGACGATAAGGTCATGCAGTGGTACGAGCTGATCCGGAGGCGGTTCGCTGACCAGCGGGTCCTGGTGACGATTGGAGACGCCACGGCTCCCAAGGAGCACGTCTGCATCGTGATGCCCGGCAAGACCCTGACCAACCCCAACAAGTGGCCGAATTACATCATCCGACAATTGGTTGTGGTAAGCTGGGTTCGCGAGCTACCCACGAGTTATTAAATGATTGGAGCCATGGATGGCATCGGAAGCTCAAGGAGCCAAAGCTAGGCTGTATCTGAAAGATGGGGCTGGCGTCCCTAACTGGACAACCGGCACGATCATCTCGTACCCGTTCTACCGGGAGTCGATGCAGTACATCGGCTCGGTCGTCCACCCAATGGTCATCACAGGGGACCGGTCAGAGCACGGTGAGCGGGCCCGTAAAGGACCGAGCGTCTACTCAGGCACCATCACGTTCGGCGTCAGTCCGGCTGAGATGGCTACCTGGGCCCCTTACTTCATGGGTAAGACGGCCGTCTCTACTACGTACAGCTTCGCCACCAACGGAAACGCTCTCCTGCCGTTCGCAATTCTGATTGACAAGGTAACGGCGACGTTCGAGTTCAGCTCCTGCTATGTGACGAAGGCAGTGGTCCGTGGCACGCAGAATGGCCCCGGTGGCCCCCCGAACTTCTTGATCCTCCAGCTCTCGATCATTGCTCTGGCCTACCAGAAGAACCCATCGGGACCCACAGCCAGCATCTCCCTGGCCGACGGCAGCTTCTACCCGATGGTGTTCGAAGACACGGCGTCTGCTATCAAGATCTCTAATACTGCGTACGAGACTAAGCAGTTCACGATTGTGCTCGACAACTATGTGCGTCCTCGGTATGTGAACAGCGTGGAGCCGTCGATCCTGTATCCGATGCACCGCAAGGTCAGCCTCCAGACCCGACATCCGTACGACTCAGCTACGGCTGCCCTAGATGCGGTGGCCCTGTCCTCGTCTCCTACGAGCAACAACGTGATCACCGCGACTAATGGCAATGTCAGCATTGCCTGGACGTTCGGGGTCCTTCAGTTAGTGAACCAGAGCCCCGTGGTCTCCGGCAAGGAAGAGATCGACCTGGTTAGCAACTACGTCTCCCGCATGACAGGCTCCACGAGGGAGCTTGAGCTCACGATTGACTCAAATCCGGCATAAATCATGGACCAAGAAGATGACATTCCGACAAAGGGGCCAGACAGTGACGCTGGTTACGATAAGGCTGCGGAATGGGGTCCGAATGGTCCTGTTGAAGAGAAAGCCCCGGGTCAACCTGACGCCGAGGAAGGGCTCCCTGAGGGCGATGATGAAGGACAAGATCTTAGTGATCTCGATAACACAGTCAGCACTCTAGGTAAGCTAGCGAAGGAGTCAGACGATTCCGATGAGCCGCCACAGCCGGTTGGGTCTGAGGGAGGTGATCCTAAACTTGATACTACGACCCCGGCTGATGGCGGCTCTCAACCTGACATTCCCTTTGAGCCTGAGCAGGCAGGTCCTGACGATTCAGTTGGCTTCTCCGAGGATGTGCCTCCCGAGGACATTCCCGTTACGGAAACGCATACGGAGGAAGCAGCACCGGACTTAGAGGGACTCGGTGAGGACGATGGTGGAATCGAGGCCTTTGGGAATCAGGTCGAGGCCTTTAATGCGGCAGGTGGAGCGGATGGTGGGTTTAGTGGTGGAGATGGTGGCTCTGATGCGGGTGGTGGTGAAGATGGCCTGCACCAATTCGCTGAAGCCAATACCCAGCTACACACGGCCCAGTTCGACTTCCTGAAGGATCACGCCCGTGCTCTCAGTGACCTGCAACGTCGCCTAGAAATCGAGAGGCTCTAATGGCATCCGTGGCGGTCTATGGCGGGTATGCTCATGCCGACAACGAGGTCAACCTCGTGATGGTCGATTACCGCACTCGGTACTCGCCGCGTAACCGTAGCCTGACCCAGACCCGCACCATGCAGATCTCGGGCGAGCTGATCTACACAGACACGTCCACCATCGTCCAGCACGCCAATGAAGTATTCAACGCTTACACGGACGGCAAGGACTTCACCTATACGGTAGGCGGGGTTCTGGCTCACGAGCTACGGAATACGGGAGAGTGCCTGTCTGGGGTCCGGGTAGTTAACAAGTCGTTCCCATCCGGTGGCCCCGAGCAACTGGCCACGACACGGACCTTCAGCGTTACCCTCCAGGGCGTTTATTCAGCCTCTGAGGATGACCTGGTTTCCTGGGACGAGTCAGTGGAGGTGCGGGGCACGGGTGGCCCGATCTGGGTGGCTTCCAACACGATCTATGGGGCCTACATCGAACCGATCTCTTCGGCGTCTTTGCTCACCTACTCCCAGACCGGGAGTGCGGTAGGGTTCTCTTCGTACCCCCAACCATCCCCGCCGATCTTCAGCCCCTTCGAGTACACTCATAGACGGTCGATTCGGCGTTCCAGTGGTACGCAGCAGGGGACCGGGATTAAGTTCTTCCGGACCACCTGGCACTACGAGTTCCCGGCTCTGCCTGGCTCGTACAACGAACTACCGACTAGCAAATAACTAAGCGTGTAAGGAAACACCAATGACTACCTCCCGTTACACCGGGGCCAGTTTGAACCGCAAACAGGTCAGTCGCATCACCGTAGCTAATACGTGGACGGCTGGTGATACCTACACGCTTACGGTCAACAACGTCGATTTCATCCTGACGATTGGAACCTTGGTTACGACGGCCCAGGTGGCCACCACGATCTTCCAGGCTCTGACGGGAACGACTTTCACGGACACCACGGCATCATGCACCATCCCTGTGGCGGATGGTGGTGCCGCCCTTATTCCACAGTTCTCAGAGTTCACAGCCACTAACAGCACGGCCAGCCAAGTGGACCTGACGGCCAATGGTTCAGGTGCTTTGGCCGGCAAGCCATTCACGATCACAGTAACTGGGGACGGCACGACCAGTACGGGTACGGCGGCTATCTCATCCATCACGGTCCCCACCAGCCAGTACCACCTCGATCAGGTGGATAACCTGGATAGCAATACCCAGTTGGCCGACAACGACGTCCTTATCTTCGACACCGGCAGCTTTGATGTGCGGTGGGGGCTGAACACCTACGCCTCGGGGTCCACCACCTGTCAGTTCGCCACGATCACGAAGTACAAGTCCTACACAGGGAACGTCGGTCTTGCCGAGTACAACACTGACAACTCTGCCAAGCCGTACAAAGAATACCGCACCACCTACTTCACGACTGACGATAACTCAGTGACCACCACTGCCAACCTGGAGGTGGGCGATGGTCCTGGGAGCGGTCGCTTTAAGTGGGATGCTGGTGCCGGCCAAGTGGCCTTGAACATCTTCGGCAAGGGGAGCCGTATTGAGCAGGGAGTCCCATGTGTATTGTTCAAGGGGAGCCACGCCTCAAATACCGTCAGGAACCTCGCTGGTGATATTGGGATTGGTTTCTTCGGCGGAGAAACTGCGACAGTTGCAACGCTGATAACGGGTGACGGGCCACAATCCGCCGCGTCCACAATCTGCGGCAGTGGCTGCACTCTGACGACAGTAACCTTGAACGGGGGAACCCAAGAGACAAACTCAGCCATAACAACCGCAAATCAGAACGGCGGGTCCTGGACCCACAAGTCCGGCACTGTGACGACAGCAAATATCTACGGAGGGACTCACTATCCCAACGGCGTAACGACTTACACCACACTGAAGCTTCTTGGATCGACATTCGACCTCTCCAGAGGAAATGGCACGGTCACCGTCACCAACACGATTCAGATGTATGCCGGAGCTAAATTCATCGACCCTCAAGGGCGGGTCTCGGGGCCCGTCTTCAAGCTGAATGGCTGCCTCCCATCGGAAGTAACCATCGTTATCCCGAAGGATAAGACGATCACCGTCTCATGAGCCAATGGCCCAAGCCGAGATCATCTTTGGAAGTCTGTCTGGTATCCGAGGACTTACGCTCTCGCTTACCCGAGGAGTCTCTCCGTCGGCGTTCACGCTCTACGTCCGTCCCCAGAATAATCTGGATCTGGGACAGCAGACCCTGACTTGGGGGAGCACTGGCAACACCCTGTCGCTCTCGGGATGCGTCCTCAGTGAGTCCTTCATCAGGAAGCACTACGATCAGAAGGCCCCCCTGTGGGCGGTGGTGGGGTTTGATCGGCGGTATCAGTGGAAGTTTCGGACCATATCAGGCGACTACAACCGTCGTAAGCCAGACGGGACGCTCGATACATCGACGCAAAAATCGCCAGCAGAACTGGCAAATCTGTTAGGTACGGCTCTCTCTGAAACAATAGATACATCCAGGATGCCAGCAGGAGTGTTCCCAAGAGCAGCGTGGAGCAATCAGCGAGCAGATTTAGCACTACAGGCTCTTTGCGACTATGTGGCATGTGAGGTGGTCCTTAATCCGATATCGAATGGGGTGGAGATCTGGCCGCTAGGCACCGGCCAAAGCAGCCCGACGGGCCTGTCGGAGATTCTACCGAAGTACCGGTTCTACAACCGCAAGGAGATCCCCTCACGGGTAGAAGTCCATGGCGGCGATAGCCTGTATCAGACAAAGCTCCAACTCCGGACGGTGATGCGGAACGACAACGGGGACCAAAAGCTGATCACCAACTGGGAGGCCCTGCCCTACGCTTCCGTGGGGGCCGAGTCGCCGTTCTCCTTCCCGAGCATCACTACTACAACCAGACGCAGTAATGCCTATGAGGGCTACTTCCGGGACTTCCGGGTGACAGGCCAGGCTGACGGCACCACGCAGGTACCGAACTGCCCGGTGAACGTTACAAAGATGGATCAGTACATCCTGAACGATTACCTGTTGGACAGCGAGAAGGACCTGGAAGGATTCTCTAGGCCTTTACCGATGTATCTGAGTGGGGACTACTACGCCTACACGGACCTCCCCAACAACACCACAGATGCTCGCTGGACGGGTGGGTATGAGTGGTATCCCGAGCGGAAGATCGTGCATACGGACTTCCCGGTCTTCAAGCTGGACTCCAGTGGGAGGTACTCAGAGCCGGCCTTCTACCTGAACACGTCCTACAAGGTTAAGGATGAGGGCGGGCAGGCTGTGCATATCGTGCGGTCGGGGAATATCGGTGGAGCGGGAGGGGCCCTGATCCTGAAGCGGCCCGAGCTATATGCGGCCTACTCCCCGACGGTGAACACCGAGGCCCAAGCCAACACCGAGGCCGATAAGTACGTGGACATCTTCCGGCAGAAGTACCAGGACGCGGCTTCCTCCGAGATCACCTACATGGGTATGGTCGCAGGTACGCTAGACGGCAAGATCGCTCAGGCCCGGTGGGACATCCTGCCCACCCTAGGTATCCGCACATCGGTTTATGAGAACTACGAAGGGGACACGTCTAGTCTGAGCTTGAATGAACGCCGTCGCCGGCAAGCCGTTGAACGTCTCTTGGAGGCCCAATGAATCCACTAGACCAACGCTGGCAAATGGTACGGGACCGGTGGCCGCTGCGGGTGAAGAACGCCAGTGGTGCCGTGATTCCCCCGTTCTCCGTGGTGCTGATCACTACCGTGACGGCCTCCAACAATGAGATGCTCTACACGGTCAGGAAGCCCAACGCTGCCGACACCGACTTCAACTGGAACGGGTATCTGGTTACTGGCCCCTTTGCGATTGGCCTGGGCACCTCGGATGAGGGCCTGGCCACTGACTTGGCCCAACCTAACTACGTGCGGTACGACACGGGGACTCCTGCTATCAAAGAGGTGTGGGGGCCAAAGCACAACCAGCACACGCTCTCAAAGAACTACTATGGCTTTGAGATTCTGGGCGGCAACACCACTGCTGCCGGGGCTAGCGTCACGATTGCTCGGTGGGTCGGATCGCCTATTGTGATCGGGACGATAGACGACGCCAGCGTTTCGGTCGGATCAACCTGCACCGTCAGTGTGTATGTTGGCACCACCTACCAAACCAACAGCACGATGAACATCACGGGAGTCGTTAATCGTGCCACAGCCCTTACCGGACTAAGCAACAACTACTGTGGGGTTTCACAAGGGAACGGTATCCCAATCCTCATGTGGGTGGCCTGCTAATGAACTACGTCGTTCCCGTAATTCGATTCTACTTGCTGTGGTTAGCTGTCGGATGTTTGTCCACGTTGCACCCTGAGTGCGGGATTATTCTGTTGGGGTCGGGGTTCGGGTGGTGGCCAGGGTGTGGCTGTTGCGGAGGCGGTGACTGCACTTATTGCGATCCTGACATGGATTTTACGCGGCAGTTTCAACTCGATGTGAGCGGAATTGCTGACGGTGGAACATGCACTAGCTGTAGCAGCCTTGACCTCACATACGTTCTTGACCCTCTCAGCATCGACGATGGCGGGCAGCAGCGTTGCATTTGGCAAACAACCCACGCTGCGGTGGCTGTGACGTGCGGGGGGTTTAGTAGCGGAACACTTACGATTCAGTTTTACATCGACGGCAACGGCGGAACTTATACCGCTCAAGGCTCCATAACTGGGCACTGTAGCAACGCCACTCTGTTTTGGGTCAACAGCCTAGGCGGCACTTCGCCAGACTGCGGTGCGTATAGCGGCGAGTCATTGGCCACAAAGTCAGCTTCTAACTGCGGTGGCATTGGTACTGCCGGATGCTCCAACTCCGCCTCAACCATGCTGGTTACTGCCCTATGAGATGCGACCTGCAACCAACTTCTGAATTGCCACGAGACGGCCGACAGCACTTCTGCTGCGTCCGTCCGGGGTGTTTCAATAAAGGCCCGTGGGTGCCTATGGGTAATGGCATTGTTCCAGGGTTATGCAAAGCCTATCCCCGCTGGTGGGAACTCGGATGCTGGGTGGATGTTTGCCTACAAGTCATTGGCATCAACAAGGAACGATGGGCGTGGTTCCTTCGTAAAAAGGACTGCCGATCTTGTATCGAACGCGAGCAATCCCTCAACACCCTAGGAGCACGTCTGCAAGCCAAGATGGTCTGGATCGGACAATGTGTCGCGGTCCCGGTCAAGAAGCTCCTCTCGCTCTATCGGAATATCCAGCGGGGCCGAGATGCCAACCCGGACTCGACCGCCTGATGTGATCGCTAGGATCTCAATCGCAATCCGTCCGTCAATAATGATCCGCTCACTAACTTTTCGGCTAAGGCACAGCATCGTAAGTCTCCTGACTTATTGGATGACGACCACCCGGTATGGGGGAATTCGGCCTGTCAGGCCGTTTTGGGTAGAGGTTGCATAAGCATTACATGTGCCCAAGTGGTATGATTTGGTTCACACTTGACTTTTAGTTAATGGCCATGGAGGGCCTGACAGATGGCTTTTGAACTGGGACTCGCCCCTAAAAAGAAGAGCGTTGGTGGCCTACAGCCGGGGGGCGGGGTGCTGCCTCGTCAGATCGAGGAAATGCCAGGCGGTCACGGTGGAGTGCGTGTTCCCATGGAGCACCCTCTTGGACAACAGTTCGCTAAAGATGCTAACGCCCAAAAGAGAACAACCACTCCGTCTCCTGGTGGCTATTACATTGGCCAGCGAGAACAGCAAGCTCAGTCGGCACCGCAATCTCCGTTCCAGCCACAGGGAACCGTCCCGTCTCCACTAGGGCCGGTGACTCCCGTTCGCCCTGAGTTCAAGGGCTACGATCCGGAAGAGAAAGCCCGCCGTATTGCGATGGCTCAGAACGGTGAGCTTGGTGGCCGTATGATGGGCAACCAGTTCTTCCCGACTGATCCATATCGTGGCACTCCGCAGGGGACCGTGCCTGATCGTGGGTTCTTACCCCAGGGTCAGGATGGGTTAGGCCCTCTCAGCAAGGCTCTTCTAGCTGGCCAACATCCGATCACCAGCCCCACCGGCCCGGATATTAACCCGTCGCCTATTGGCCGTGTGCCGTCTCCTCCCAACATGATTGGTAGCCTCGGACTGACGGCACCACCTCCAGCCGCTCAACCATTAGGTGGCTATGCTTCCAATCAAGCTGGCTTTGATGCCCGCATGAAGGCCGAGAACACGCTGGGTAACTTCGGTGGAACCCTACCGGTTAGGGGAGCGGATGGCCGAGTGGCCTTTGCGGATGGCCCCATGAAGGACCTGGGCCAGAAGCCACAGTTCGGTAAGGACTCAGGAGCCAGCTACCGCTTCACTGGTAAGGAGACTGGCGAGATCGACCCCGTTACCGGCAAGATGGGGATGCAGTACATCGGCAATAACACCCCGGAGCAGCAGAAGGCCAGAGAGACCTTCGACGCTCGCCGGGGAGGCCTAGAAGCCCGCAAGGCGGCTTATGAAGGCCGACAGTCCAGCGAGCGGTCGGAACGATCTGCTGGCGTCCTAGCGAACGCACAGGCCCGTAAAGAGGGTCGTGCTGAGAAGGTACGCATCCAGAAGGGTCGCCTGACCTTTGACGAACGCTTAGCCATGCAGGACCCACAGTCGGCTGCCCTAAAGGCCGATGCGAATGGACGTCTAGGTCTAGCTCGGGAACAGGGAGCGGCCCGTATTGCTGCCCAGAAGGATACGCTGGCTGCCCAAGAGCGGATGGCCACAGCGAACAATGCCAGCCGGGAGAAGATCGCCGGACTGGGATTAGCTAAGGCTAATGGTACCGATGCCAACGGCAAGCCTATCGACAACCGCACTCCAGCCCAGAAGATCGCAGAAGCACCTAAGCCGGAGGACCTCCAGGGTAAGTCACCGGCCGAGCAGGAAGTGTTGTTGGATGGTCTCCCAAAAGACACAAAGGAGCGACTCATCCGAGAGGCTAATAAGCCCGGCCTGATCGGGCAGATTGAAAGCACTCCATTCCTGGGAGATATTGCTGGCGGACTCCCTGGAGACGTGATCTCTGCTTACATGAACCCACACGGATTGGCCGCTGGACTGCTCGGCGTGCAGCAGAAGCCGACGGTGAATGCACGGACCAGCCAGATCACCAATGATCAGCTCAAAGATCAGCCTGGTGATCGCCCCGGTACCCTCCGTGCCAAGGCCGAGATGCGGAAGAAGCGTGGGCTCTAGGAACTAGCCCAGATCGCCCAGGCCATGATGATCAGCATCCAGATCGCTGGAGCACCTAGCATCCAGATGACGGGATGGGCGTAATGCCAGGGGAGTCTCGGCTTATCTGGCTTTACCAGCTCGGCTTCGATGATCGAGCTATCGTACGGATTTACCATGGTGGTGGGTCCTTTGATCGGTTGGGGCCTAGGTAGTCGGTAATCACACGAACGCCAGCACTGACGTTGTTGGTTTCTCGGATCAGCGACACGATGACTTCGGCGGTGGGGTCTCGGTCTCGGTGGAACCGTTCCAGGATGGGCCAGATATGTAGGGCGAACTCGATCTCCCAGAGCCATTTAGGGGCGAGCTCTAGGGCGGCAACTTGGGCCTGAAGAAGGTCCCGGAGCGTAGCCCGTGTTGCTGTCGTGGGTTCCGTGACCTGGGTATAGTCTCCTGACATTAGCGTCTCCCCGTCCTTTCTTTGGCCAGTCCCACACACGAGAAGATGGCCTTGGTGTGCGTCTTGGTCTTAATGCGTTCGTCGTAGGCCTCCCGCTTGGCTTGGCTGGCGGAGCACGGCTTCTCGATCTCGGGGAACCGGTCAATGCGTCCACAGAGGACACAGACCTCGGTGTGCTCTTCAGCTACTGAGAACATCATGCGGTGGGTTCGGTGGATCTTAGGCATCCCAACAATCTCCTGATGGCTTTAAGGTGACGACACTCGACGTAACAATCAGCGGCTCTACATGTGCAAGAATCCTCATCGCAGGCGTACCACGAGTCCTCATGGGAGTGAGACTTCACCAGGAAATGGCGGTGGCCAATGACGGTGATCGTCTCCCCAAGGACCTCGTAGGTGATCATCAGTTGCTCCAGTTAGTGCTAGTCCGCTTCTTCTTCAGGATCTCGGTCTTGAAGTCGTTCATGAGCATCGCACATTTGTGGGCCAGATCTAATGCGAGCTTAGCGTCTTCCTCGGTGGCTTCCCCGTAACAGGCGTCAGACAGGAAGCAGATGGAGGCCTCCACCAGCAGCGTCTTAGAGAGGGCCAGCTTGTTATCGGGAGTCTTGGGGTAGTCCTTATAGAACTCTTCCGAGAACTTCCGGATACGGACCAGGCCATCGGCCATGCTCATTACTTTGTCTTCCATTAGAACGGCTCCTGTGAAAGGTCAGTGGGTGGAACGTAGTCTCGGCCTACCACCTCGGTGGACGGGCCACACATCTTTCGGCGGTACCTTTCATTGAGCTTGTCCAATTCAGCAGCAACTCCACGCAGAATATCGCTGGTGAGGTAGCCGGGGTTTTCTGATATCAACCATGAGTAGCCGGCGCCAGGTGTGCAGATGATGTCTCC